ACCACCACCACCTACCGCCATCTCTGCAGCCGTAACGCCCATCTGTCCAAGTTGCCCACCACCAAGCGTCTCACGGCGTAGGGTAAGAGCATCTGCCGCTGTCTTGGTATTGTCTGCAATCCTGCCAATGTTGTCAGCGATTGACGGTCCACCTAAGCCACCACCGGTGCCTTGGGCACCACCGTAAATCATGCCACCCGGTAAACCTTGCGGGCTGAGGTTACCCATGATTGCGCGTTGATATTGCTCTGCTATTGCGTTTGCATTTGCAGCTACACCCGGAAGCATAAAGTAAGGCGAACTTGGAGCCATTTTAGGTGGTTCTAAATTCTGTGTAGGTATTGGTATTTGCCCTGCATTTGGAGCTAGTATTCCGCTACCTTTAAACGGCTTTACCCCCGGCAAGTTCACCATTCCAAGAGTAAGTATTTGAATGGCTATTTTTATTCCATCAAGGATAGGTTGAAAGAACTCAGCAAAAGAAGTGCCAAAGTCTTTTATACCGGTTTGCATTGTAGACATAAACTCATTCCACTTACCGGCAGCCCATGTATATGCTTCACCAAAATAATAAATGATTGAGTCTTTTACGAACACAAAACCAACGCCAATATCGTGTATCAGTGCGTTCCAGAAGTTAGGTATCTGGCTCATGTAAGCCATGATGTTTGCGATTGCGCCGATCATAAACTCTTGAAAGTTAGCAACACCTGTACCACTTAGCATCTTTGCAAAGACATCCTGAACCACACCGGACTTACCAACAGCCGAGAACACCTCACCTATCTGCTTGCCAATGTTAGTAATCAAATCAATAAGGCGCATGGTGCCACCTTCAGCACTACTGAAGATATCAAGGATGCCACGACCAATCGGAAGGAAGGCTTGCTCTAGCGCATCCTGTAGATTCTCAAACGTAGTCAAGGCAGAGGTGGTTGCCTTGGGTAATTGCTCAAGCCCTGCAATAATCTTGCCGATGGCAACGTCTGCTGACATCCCCATCTTCTGAATGGCTTCAGTGGATGCCGTGCCAAAAGCAGATACCAAGACCTGTCGGATCTGTGGGACGCGCTCGGCTATCTGGTTGATTTCTTCAGCTGATATTGCTCCCTTGCTGGCTATCTGACCAAGGGCAAGGATGACCCCGTCCAGTTCTGATTTGCCTTTGCCAACCAATGCAAGCGCATTGCCAAAAGCCATCAATGCCCGTTCGGATGTTTGAGCAGATAACCCTGCGGCTTCAAGGTTAAGAACACCTGCACGAACCTCTGTAAGCCCCAATCCGGGGAGTTTTGCTATCTCCTGTAGCCTTGCCAGTTGGGCTTGCAGTTCCTGTGCATTCTTCGCATATGCAGCCAAGCCACGAACCTGTGAGTCGTAAGCCATTGCAGCTTGTACCCCGGTTACAGAAGCGAAAGAGTTTTGTGCTATCTCGAATAGCCGGGTGGCATCTGCTGCAGTGCGGATTGCTTCACCTACACTTTTAGCCGACTGACCTACCCGGCTCAAAGCACGAACAGCAGCGGCTTCACCAACTACAGAAATCTTAGCCGTCAGTTCCGCTACTGTCATTACCTGCCTCCAAACAATGCACTCATCATCTCGACCTGTTGCTTTTCAATCTCTTGTCCGATCATAGCCACTTCGGCTATTTGGTCAAGGGTTAGGTCGGTCTCTGAAGGGTGCCGGTTGAGATACTTAACGGTGTAGTAGGCAACCTGACCGGCTACACCTCTAAGGCGTTTTTTGCTTCTTTTACCCGACCCTGTAGGTCATCGGTTGGGTACCAAGAAATGAACTCCCCAAGGATACGAAAGAACGTTTGTTTACTGGTTCTAGCCAAGTTACCAAAAGCCCGCAGTGGTGATTCCTCGGAGCTATCCGCAGGGTCTGCCACATAGCAACGACCAAGCAGATAGATCTGGTAAAGCATCGCTTCGGGAAACTCAGCAAAGGCTACACGCAGTGATCCAAGTTCTTTAGCGTCAGGGAAGAGGTCTGCCGCCTTCGGTTCACGGAAGCGGAGTTCAGCGCCGTCACCAGCGACATCGGACAGGTCTACGGTAAGTAGACCCTTGTCCGTGTCTTTAGGTATTTGTTTTAGGGATTGAAGTGCCATGGCTTAGTGTACTACGACCAAGCAGTAGTCACGCCATTCGCTCCAAGGGTAATGGTTGCCGACTCGGTCAAAGCCTCTTCGTTTGCAACGTTGAGACCAGTACCGGTTACAACGCCTACAAAGGTCTTAGCGGTAAGGGTTCCGGGCGTAACTACAATCTGGCAGTAGTAACCGTCTTTACCAAAGAAGATAGGGTTTACAACGGAATCAACCAAGAACTCTACTTCAACGGATCCGTTAGCCTTCGTAACCTGTGCTTTGTTCTGAGCATCACAAAGTGCGCTAACATCCACGGTATTGACCGACGAACTAAAGCGTACCGAACGAGCAATACAGGTATAGGTCTCAGCGGTAAAGGCTGAGGGCGTGCCGTCTTGGTATCCACCGAAAGCAACCGTGACAACGCAGTTTTCCCCGATAAGCGCACTTGTTCTTGTAAAAGGCATAATTTACTCCTACTGTTGCGTGACGAATCGGTACACCGCTGTCACTCCGAAATCAGTACGACCACCACTTTCCAAACCAAACGTTTGAGCAGTTGATTCCCGCCTAACGTAGAACCTTGGCGTGGTACTCGAAACGTGAATATTGTCTAGTAGTGTGTCAATGCGGGACATGATGGTAGCAGAGCTTGCCATCGATACCGCACCTGTAGCAGTATCCCACACGGTGATTCTATAGGTTGGATACGTGAACACCCGGCTACCGCACAGCGTGTCTTGGTCTTGCCCAGCATTGCCAGCACGGTCAAAGACCACGTAAGGTGTAACCGGTTGCTTGCGTGAAATCGGGTCTATCTGTGGTGCTATCGTGTTATAGATTGACATCTGGAAACCGTTAGGTTTATTGTCAGGAGCAAGTAAACCCATCAAGGTAGCATCACCTGTCAGGGTGTCGTAGATCCATTGCTCAATGACCGCTGGTTCAAATGCCATTAACTCTTACCCTTCAGGATTACTTTTACCGCAGCTTGAAATGATGGCGCTACCTTTTCAACTGCCGGACGCAGGAAAGGTCGAGCCGGTACGTGGTTGCCATCCTTTGACATCCAACCAAGTTCCAGCGGTATTCCATACTTTGCATTCACGCGTACCTCGGCAGAGGTCTTGCCGGTCATCTTGTTGTAAATGCTTCCAGCCAAAATACCGGTATCGCTGTTAGGTGCAGTGCCCGGAGGGCTTGAATAGTGTGGATGTTCTTTACGCCCCGGATACTTTTTGTATTGCCCACTTGACATCTCTATGCTTTGTTTTGCGTTGCCTTCGATATCAGCTGCAGCATTACCTACAGCAACAGAAAGTTGGCGTAGATTCTTTTGATAAGAATCTAGCCGTACTTTCTTCAGGCTTACCGACATCTTTATCACGGAGCAAGAACCTCAATCTCAAGCGGACCGAACCTGCGTACCGTGGTACTTACCGTAAAGGATACGGTTATCCGAATCATCGCTGCAGTAGGATATGCAGCCGGGTTTAGGATGCTCAGAATACCTTGTTGGCTGTACTGCTTGGTCAAGGTAACCGAGCCGGACGGGAAGGTGTACGTTGACCCCGTAGCAATGTTGGTGAAGGTAGCACCGAGTGTGCCGGTAGTGATGTCTACCGGGCTGCCCAACTCGTCCACCAACCGGACCACGTAACTGTGCCAATCACCTACCCATGCGCTGGCTTGTATGACCTGCTGAGGGTCTTCGGTCAAATCATAAATCAATGCCATTAGATATCCCTCACATAGATCCGCAGTGGCCCGAATATCTGGGTATCAGATGCCCCGGTGGTTCTTGTAATCGTAGCCGTGTAGGTTCCCGGTACGTTCGTTACCGTGGTGTCAATCGTGAATGTTGCCCTGCCATCAGCTGCATAAGTTGCCGTACAGGAGTAAGTGTCTACCAGCGTAGCACCGGAGTTGTAGACCTTAGCCGTTACCGTTGCGCTCGTGATGTCAATCCCTGCGCCGTTGTTGTCTACACACTGGATATCGATTCCGTGCTGTGCGCCCTTCTGGATGTCAAGCGGATCAGATGCTCCCAAGCCATCAGCCCTAACCTCAAAAGGCCCCATGCGAACCAGCGCGGCAGAGGTTACCGGGGTCACCAACTCAGCGCTGATGTAGTCTGTTCCGTTATGAAGCAGAGCGCCTTCAAGCTCATCGGCTGCCGCCGTGCTACCGCTGATGCTTGCCACGTTGCTGTTCTGGATTGAATAACCAATCGAGCCAGCGGTGACATAAGAGGAACCAACTGCATCAAGCACCGCTGCGGCTGTCTGCGCTGCCGTCAATCCACCACTTGAAAGTGTAACGGTCAAGACTGCTCCATTCGTGCCGCTTGCACCACGCACCACGATCGTGACATCAGATGCGCCAGCGGCAAATGCTGCGTTAGGGACATCAAGCCGATACACGCCCGGCACAGCACTAGAATCAATCTCAACAAAGCCACCAGAAGCCCACGTACCTGTAGGTGTCTGCGTGACCAGCGTGATAGCCACAGGAGCGGCTTGATTCCTGACGTAGTATGCCGCTAGACCAGAGGTGGCAAAGGTTAGGCCTGTAGCACCTAGGTAGAGTTCGATGCTTTGTGAGGTGCTTGCGGGAGCGATTGTGATGGTTGACGCGTTGCGCTCGGTTGGGATGTAGAACCCGGCTCCTGTTATAGCCCGCATTGTCGCATCGCCAATATCACGACTTAGACTTGTCCAAGTCGCACCGTAAATATCTGTAACTGGAGCGTCTGTGTTAGTTCCACTGTTTACGTTTGGACTTGATTGTTCAGGAGATAAAACCATAATAGGGTTCAGTCCGACTATGGTTTCAAAGCCTAGCGATAGACCATATGTGCCAACGGTTTTAGAATTTGGTCCTTGTGTCACGCCAGAGTATGCAGCCTGACAACCTACGACACGATTATAATCATCGTCAATGTATGCCGTTCCAGTTCCTGTAATACCAGTACCGGCTACATTTGCCACTATTGTATTTCGTATCTTTAGTGGAAATGATGCATTTCCAATTGACGCAGACAAGGAGGTTCTATAAAACGTACAGTTTATAACCAACCCTTGAATATTACGAATCAAACAAGTATTGTTGCCAATTACTAAACAGTCGGACATTTCAAATGTATCTGTAACATTTACTCCGTTTATCCAAGGTGTAAATGTGTGACCCACAAAAACGCATTTTCGTATCTTTAGATTACTTGCCGTTGCTGCCGTTGTAGTCCAATAAAAGCTCGAACCGTTCACACCAGCATAATTTATATTCTGCTGGAAGATGCAACGAGTCCAAGTAAAGTTATTACAGGTAACACAGTTGATAATATTGTTATTACCGCCACCTCCACCCTGAAAATAAATAGAATCAAAAGACAGATACGCTTTAGATGTTGCGGTCAAAAGGTCACTTGTATTCGCTGGGGCAAGGTTCTCATTTGTATAGTTCGATATCTTTACAAACCCCGGAGTCAATGTAGTGAACTGTGTACATAACACGTCCGCAATTACGGACGTTGTAGCAGAGTATGTGCCACCGACTGTAATGTTTTCGGTGTATGTACCCGGAGCGATGTAAACCGTATCGCCTGAGCCTATACCAGTGGCTCCTAATGCTTTTTGTACGGTACGCCACGCAAGAGCAGTCGTAGTGCCTAGCCCGGTATTACTGTCACTGCCATCAGTCCTGACATAGTACGTTGCCATTATTCAGCCTGCCCTGAGTATATTTCTGCCGCCATCACAACGATAAACTGGTTTACAATAGACAGTCTAAAGTTTTCGTCTTGTTGAACCCACCACGTAAACATATCAATGCCATCAACACCAAAATCAGCGACCTTTACATTGTCATCATTTAGGATGTCGGCTTTGATGTTGTAGTCTGCTGGGTTGGTTACGAGTGGTGTAACAACTACATTGTTTAGATTCATTTGCCCACCTTCAAACTGTTCGCATTCGTACCCTTGAACGGCATCGTGAGGAACGCCAGCACACTAGACACCGCAGCGGAGACTCCAGCCGCTACCGCCTTGCTCCCATAGAGTGCCATCACTGCGCCAAGCTCGGAAATGTCGTGTGCTTCGCTTGTCCTGATGCCATCGCCGAACACGCTAGTAAAAGCAGCTACGAAAGCCACGATCACAACGACCACGAGTCTTTTGATGCTGATACTGTTCATCTTTGTATGATCGCCTCCATGGCTGAAACTTTGTTTTCGAGTTTACCGAGTCGCTGTTCTATGCGGCGTACTTCTTGCTGTTGTCCATCGAGCGTCGAGATGATGTGTGCCACCTGAGTCTCCAGTCGCGTCAACCTGACCTGTATAGCCACCCATGCGGCACCGATACTGGTAACGGTTATAAAGGCTTGTATGCCGATAGGAACCCACGCCTCCGCCGTCATGATGTACGCTCCACCAGCCCTACGTGCTGTACTAAAAGTTCTGTCTGCCCAAAGTCAGTCCCGATCACATCGTAATATCGGGCATCATCACCCACCCGGTAAACCCTATCCTGCGGCATGACATCAGCACTAACAGCGACTATCAGCGTCCACTGTGCAGATGACTGGATGCCACCGCCTACGATTGATTCTGTGTCTGATTGGTTGGTTAGCCTGCCGTTGTACTCGGCAACCTTACGCCACGTCTCTGTAGCACCGCCCCTGCCGTCTTCGGTGAGTGTGAAGCGGTGTATTTCTACTCGGTCTTGGCACAGGTTGCGTACCATGCCAGCGCTTATGGTTGCGCGTAGGATAGGACTCATGCGAACACCACCGGTCTAAACTTGTCTGCCATGGTCAAGCAGTTCTGCATCAACTGAGAAAGTTTTACGTCGCTTGTACCTTCTTTAGAATCGATGTCTGCGGCTACCCGTGATGCTTTGATCAGCCATGCTTGGCGAGTTGCTGTGCGAACATCGTAGCGCTCGGTATTGATTGGACCTTGGTCTACCCACATCAAGGTTGGGTCTCCCGTGCCATCTTCCAAGGTAAAGCCTTTGACTTGATACGGTGCATACACAGGAAAGGTTGGCTGATTAGCACCCGACGTACCGGCTACGCGGCACTCATAGACCCGCCCATTGGGCGTTGTAGGCACTACACGGTCACCTACTGCGTAAGTGGTTGCAGCTGCCCACGTGGTGAATCGTGAGAACGAATCAAGGATTGAGCCAATGTCGGTTGTAGACATCTGCGGGTAACTTTGAGCGGACACAAATAAACTTACTTGTGCTATTGCCTCGGCTCTGGTCATCATGCCCTAAGTATCCCACACAAAGGAAAAGCCCCCGGCACGTCTGCCGAGGGCTTGAGATACGAACCGCTAGGCTTATGTAGCTGCGGATGCTCCAACGATAAGGCTTCCCGGTACACGGCTGGATGCCGTAGCGTTGACGTTGCCAATGTCGAAAGCCGAGAATGCGAACCGCTCTGTGGCTTTGAATGCCAACGCGTCTTGATTGAAGTAATACTGATCGGAAACTTCAATGGTAACCGTACGACGATCACCGAACGCTGTACCCATGCTCAGGTCACCAAGCAGGATGTAAGGCGTGGTGGCTGCCAAGGTTTTAGCCATGTTCTGGACGAAAACGACTGGATACCCGTAAAGCATAGGTGTAGGACCGTATGCATTTTGGATGTCCATAATCGAGTTCCCACCGAGTGCATCGAGCAAAGGAGCAATGGCGTTGTACCAGATCTCGCGATGCATGAACCACTTTGCGTTAGCGGCATATGTTGGGAGCTTGGCAACCATACCCTTGAGGTTAGCAAGTGTCGGGCTGTAGGTGATGGTCTGACCGGTTGTGAAGACCTGAAGCGATGCGATGTTAGCCTTGGTTGCGTTCAGGTTGTAGACAGCATAAAGGATGCCATCAAGACCAGAAGTAGAATCGACTGCATTGTTGAAAACAACGCGGTCTTCTTCCTTCGCCAAGACATAAGCCATGTCACGGGCAAGGGTCGCGCCAAAGTCAATGATCGAGTCTTCTGCCAGTTCCTTAGATACCTGAGTAAGGACAGATGGTTTCTTGGCTACAAGGTTGACCTGTGCAAATGTCAGGTCACTTGCCGTGATAGCCGTGTTTTCACCCGGGTAGTAGACCGTGGTGGATGCCGTGGCGTTAGGAACGTTTAGAACATCGCTGCTCATCGGGTAGATGCGGCAGTTCTGGCGAGCAATGCCAAACTGCTCACGGAGGTAGATAAGGTCGGACGACAGTGGATCTGGAACAGTATAACCACCAGCGGTTGTTGTGCCTTCGCTCTGTGCCTTCAGGTTGGCTTTGACCCAGTCAGATGCTTTGCGGTTGCCCATGATAGAGCGTCCCCACTGACCCCATGCGTATGCTTTATAGTTCGCTTCGTCACGGGTACCAACGAATGGATTGCGTCCAATACCGCCGGACTTCCAAGGTTGCTCAGCTGCAACTTCCGTTGCTACTGGGTGTCCTTGTCCAAGTGCCTTGATGGTTTCAATACGCTCTTCGATGCCCTTGGCTTCTGCCATCAGGCTTTTGACCTGTGCAAGGTCACCGTTACCGGAAGCAAGCTCCCGTGCGGTAGCAAGCACAGACTCTTTTTGATTCTGTAACTGTGTAAGGTTCATAGTTGTTGTAACAACTCCAAGCGTGCCAGTATGTCGGCTCGCTCATCAATATCATGGGCTTTCGCCTCTACTACGATGACCGGGTTTGCTTCTGGCTGGTCTGCATCCCGCAGAGATTCCCAACACTCAGGAGCAAGTCGCTTTGCAGCTGACCGGCTAAGACCGACTGCATCCCGCAGTCGACGTTCAACACCCCGCAGTGATGCGGGTTGTACGCTCTTCATTCCGTGCATGGCATATAGCCCCTTGGCACGTCGAGCAAATTCATCAATGACGGCATCCGCCATGCTCTGATCGGAAACCATCTCGATAGCCCCGCATAGAGCATCGTAGTAGGCTTCAAGCCCTTCGTGGATAAGGTCACCCTCGGCATCATCGTATACCGACATTGCGTACTCTTCCGGGGACTGCTCAGGCATTGGAGCCATGACCATCTCTTCGTCTTCCATACCCATCATAGGCTCCATGCCGTAATACTCCTTTAGGCTTTTGACGCTATTACGATACTCGGCTGGTGTTGGGGTAATCGATGCCTCTGCGATAGGCCAGCGGGTTATCTCAGCGGAACCGCCCATACTCTTGCGCTCTACCAGATGGCCAGCGGCGCCAGATGAAAAGCCCATCTTGCCTTGCTTGCAGAGCTTCGCGATCATCGAGCCATATTCGTCGGCCATGTCTAGTTGCGCTTCGTACCATAGCCCGACATCGTCCATTTTGATGTAGCCTGTACCGATAGACTTTTTGCCTACACTTGTATCCATACCGTGGTGGTAGTACACATTTAGTGGTACCCGCTTACCGTCGCTTATTGGGAAACCGTAGTCGGTTGACTTGGTGAAATAATCACCCTCAAGGTCAGCACTCTGGATATCACCAAAGCGCACCAGATAACCTTTGACATAGCCAAGCCTGTCGCTCTTGATTCCGTCTACACTACTTGTAAGCACGTCCATGGTGTAAGTATCCCACACGGTATCTTTTACTCGAATGTCGTTAGATCCGGTTCATATCCCTCTAGGTCTCTAAGCGGTAGCACCCTAGTGGTTGGTCCCCAGTCAGCATTCTGTACCACGGTTGCCATGTCACTAAGCGGTAACCCTTCTGCGTAAAGTGCATAACGTGATTTACCTAGGATTTGCTGAGCCTCCATAGCCGTGAGACCCCGCAAGATATCTTCACCGGTAACCGGCTTAGGTCGCGTATCAGGGATAGAACTATCCCCGGTTATCTCTGCCCATGACAAGGTTACCGGAATCATCACGCACCGACAGTTCGGATGGCTTGGCATAATCTCATCGGTGGTTGATAGCGTTCCGGATAGAGCCAAACACGCAAGACAAACCCGGCTGTCCTGCGTTGCTTGCCGTCGGTACCCTGTCACCGCTGGGTTCTGGGTATAGAGTTGCCGTTGGGCTTCACGGGCGCTTCGGATCATCTCAGTACGTGCAATCGTCTCAGCCCGGTAGCGTCCGATGTCTGCAGCTTTGCGTACCCGCCGTGCTACGGTTCGTGGACCTTCACCAAGAGAAATACCCTGAACCAAAGCCATCTGCATGGCATCAGTGGTCACCTGCGGTATGGTCGCAAATAACTCACCCAAAGGGCTTCCATCACCCGCCATGCCGACAAAGGCTTGGAGTTGTTCGTCGGGTAGGTTTGTCCATGAACTTCCGAGGCTAACACCTGCCGGTTTACGGCCTGCCGCCGCTTCAACCAAGCCGCCGCTCGCCTCATTCGCAAGGATTGCAGATTGGAGTTGTCCATCAGCCGTTATCGTAGCCCCCTCGATGCTAAACTTTTTGAGGTTCTTTCCTAGCTCTTCAATGTTATCGATGATGCGTTGACGCATCCAGAGTATGGTGTCGGACGGGTGTTCACCGTTATCTAGCCGTTCTTGGATACGACCCTCCAGCGCTTCAAGCTCATCGAT